GCACAACCAAACTCAGACCAGTTAGTGATCTTACCAAGGAAGACATCAGCAAGTTCAGTCTGTGTCATCTTGGCATCACAACCAGGATTGTTATATGCAGGAACAATAGCACCACCAGTCATGGGGACATGAATCATGGGCAGTTGCTGCTTTGCATCTGACACAGCACCATCAGAGGCACCGAAGTCAACCGTCTTTGCAGTGAATTGACGGACACCTGCACCACTACCAACTGCTTGGTAGTTTACTTTGTTGCCAGTTTCTTTAGCAAAACTACCAAACCATGCATTGTATAGGGGAGCAGGGAACGTAGCACCTGCACCATCAAGGGTGAACTTCTCTGCTGTCTCGGTGGAACCACATGCTACCACCAGGGGTGCTGCCACGAGGGCAGCAGCGATTGCTTTGAGTTTCATAATCAATTATCAGAACTTGTACTTGGTGCCGACTTCAACTTTCCAGTCACGGGTGTCATCTTCTTGGAAGATGTTTTCCCACTTACCATAAGCACTGAACTTGTCAGTGATTTTAACTTTACTACCTACTTCCAAAGCGTAGAAGGTTTCATCTTCACCAGCGTCAGGTGCTGTCAGACCAATACCACCTTCTACATATGGTTTGAAGGGTCCAACCTTTTCAAATTCATAACCAACACGACCCTGATGGACTGCCTTCGAGAAGTCTTCATCAGTTCCTTTGAATTCGTGCTTGGACTCTACATAGGGTCCTGCAAGGGCAGGTGTCGCCAGTGCAGATGCTGCCAGTGCGGCAAGAGCGATTGCTTTCATTTGTCATTCCTTTGTGAAATACGGATCAATGAATTTTGATCCATGTATATTTTAACACGGTTAAGGTTTTCTTGAGTAAAGGTTAGTTAAAGCTTTACCCAAGATGGCATAAAAAGACCCCCATGTTAGGGGGTCAAGATATGTGTATCGGCAGGAACTATCAGAAGGACCAGGTAGCACCGACCTTTGTACCATAACCACGATCGATGTCGTCGTCGCCTGATCCGATGAAGGAGACCTCACCATATACCGACAGTGCCTCGGTGGCAGCGATGGATGCACCTGCCTTACCAGAAGGAACGGTGTCATCAGAACCACCGTCAGGGGAGACATAGCTAGCACCGCCTTGAACGTACCAGTCAACCAGACCAGTGGATCCAGAGTAGCCTACGTGAGCGTCTGTCGTGGTTCCAGTGTAGTCCGAGCCAGTGAAACCAGAGTTTGCTTCTACGTTAACGTAGGGTCCTGCCAGGGCAGCACCAGGAGCAGCGAAAGCAACAGCTGCAGCGGCAGCAGCGAAAGCAGTTTTGATCATGTTTGTTTTCCTAAATTTGTTGGACAGTAGGTATATAGCACAGAAAAGTTACAAAAGTCAACACCCTTGTGACACTTTTTCTGCACCAGAGCGGATGATCGGAATCGAACCGACGACATCTAACTTGGAAGGATAGCGTTCTACCGCTGAACTACATCCGCAGGGTGGGAGAGCGTTACTTCTCCCTAGGCTCGCCACTTGTTCTTTCACTGGAAACAAGAAACCAGGCGGCAACAATCACCCGCACCACTTGCTTTTGAGGAGAAGCAAGAAACCCGAGGGGTCTGGGACCCATCCCGACCAGGGCGCTTTTAGCGTCGTCCCGAGACGTGGGTCATAATGACTCCACCAGGGTAGGTTTAGAGTCTATCCAAGACTAATGGTGTCGTTGTCCTCACCCTTCTCATCGGTATTGAAGGTGATGGTATCCACACCTTCTGCACCAGAGATGACGGTATCACCACCAAAGTCTAGCACATCCTCACCGATACCACCGAAAGGAATGTTGACAGGACCAGCAGCTGCAGCACCAAAGGTTTCTACGTTAGTAGCATTCAGATAGTCAGACTGCAACTGGAAGTTGTAAGCAGACTCATCATAGGCTGGGTACTCACTAGGGAAGTTGATAACAACTTGGTTCTCTAGAGGTGCCAGACCACGGAGTTTATCATAGATCTCAAAGAGATCACGAACAGAGTCACCACTCTTGTTCTGCAGTGCTTCCAGCAGTTCCTGGCGCACTAGTTCTTTTGCTTCAGCGAGACGAGACATTATCTTTGATGTAACAAGGGACAGTTTCGGGATCCAACCACTTCGTATACTCGAAGTCCTCCATGGCAATAGTCATTTGCATGGCATTGTCACAGAGGTACATGTCAGAGTACCGCTTGGTGTACTCGTGTGCTTTTTGAATACGAAAGTCAGGCATCCCGTTGGTTTCCAGTGTACCACACTCAACGTAGCGGTAGGGGAAACGCTCAAGAAGGATTTTCATTAGTAGGAGGGATCTCCAGGAACGTCATCATCATAGGGCAAGTCAGGCATAATGTCAAGCAGTGGTTCGATCTCTTCTGTGATCGGTGCTGCGATGACTGCACTACCATCAGGGCGACGGACTAGGAAGTGCTCGCCCTGGTTCTCAATCAGATCCATGTAGTTATCGAAGTTAGCTTGGAACTCTTCTTCGGTAACCTCACGCATTTCTTCTACTTGTTTCATACGTTGCAACAAATATTTTGTTCTTGAAGATACTTGATAGTTTCTGTGCATCCACCTAGATGCTTCTTATCCATAAGAACTTGTGGGAAGGTTGTTCCCTCCCCAAACAAACTATAGAAATCAGCACCAGTGAAGTCTCTACCTAGACGATACTCTACAAACTTGAACTCATTCAATTCAAAAAGCAATCTGATCTGCTCACAATAGCGGCAACCGTGCTTTGAATAGATGGTGAATGTCATGCTTTGAGGTTCTGGAAATCTTGTGCGAAAATATTTAGACCAGCGTCAGTCAGGACGTGATCATACATCTTGTCAAATACCTTGGTTGGAAGTGTAACTACACTAGCACCATAGAGCAGGCAACGGGAGACGTGGTGGACATCTCTCAAACTGGCAGCAAGAACTTTGGTTTTGATTTGCTGTGTGCAATACAGACCAGAGATAGCACGGACCAGTTCAACACCACTGCAACTGTTATCATTCATGCGACCTACGAATGGAGAGATGTAGGTAGCACCAGCAAGACCAGCAAGTGCTGCTTGAGCGGCAGAGAAGCACAGGGTAACATTAGTTTTGATACCCTTACCAGACAGATCTTTACATGCAATCAATCCCTCTCTAGTGAGAGGCAATTTAATTGTAACTTCAGGACCAATGTCAATATAACGTTGTGCATTGTCGATCATTTCTGCTGCAGTCTGTCCATCAACTTCTGCAGAAATACTCTCAAAGTTAAACTCTGTTGAAAGTGTTCCAATAAAATCATAGTAACTCACGCCAGACTTACGCACAAGCGTAGGGTTGGTAGTGATACCAGAGATGAGACCAGTTACGTAACGATCAGCAATCTCTTTGTAGTCTGCTGTATCTAGAAAAATTTGCATGATTAGTAAAAATGTTGGTAAGTGTACCAATCGGGGTGACACGATCCGAACGTGCAACCTTCCGCTCCCAAAGCGGATGCTCTACCAAGTTGAGCTACACCCCGTTAGAGGAGTCAACGCTCCTCAAAATCAATTCGTCGGACCTTGCGTTGTCGCCTCTCCTCCTGAAAAACCAAGTCTTGTGGTGATAGATTCGGAGTAGACTTGTGCTTCTGGGGACTCGTTAGAATCTCTACCAGAGACAGATCCTTCCCTGATATGTTGGTCCCACGGATGCTCGTAAGGTTCGGGCACCCGCAGCACCTGGTCTTGGAGGGATGACTCTCTAATACTTTCCCGCAATTCTTGCATCTGATACTTAACATTGTCTAGCGCCACTCTAATTAGTGCTAACTCTTCGTGTATATCCTGATGATGAAAGCGCAATGGTTTCTGCAAAAGTCTTTTAAGTTTCTTTTTCATGAGGATTTAACACAATGGGAGATACTGGGATCGAACCAGTGACCTGCTCGGTGTAAACGAGACGCGCTACCGCTGCGCCAATCTCCCGAGGCGTCTTGGGCAGGACTCGAACCTGCGACCGACTGTTTAGAAGACAGTTGCTCTATCCAGCTGAGCTACCAAGACATGAAAGACACTATAGCATAGTGTCGGAGGTTTGTCAACCAGTGACTCTTTGGAATCCTGTACCAGACATCCAACCACCAGGACCAGATTGAATCTGTTCTGATCCACCACCAAGTTGTGGCATGGGGTCTAGTTGAGTAGTAGTTTTACCACCACCAGTGGCAATCTGATACATTCTTTCGTGAATGTCAGAAGGAACACCAGTAGTTTCTTCTGCTAGCAGCAGTTCTTCTGCTACACAGAGATCGTGTTTTGCTTTTAGAATCTCCTGCTTCTCACTGTAGTAGGCAGGTCCGAACCAGGGATCGTCTTCTAGGTAAGAGGGAGCGGGATACGTCATGTGTGAAGCGATAACGAAGTCATGTTACCAGATTATTTATGCAGCGTCAAGAGTCTTTGGTGCGTAATATGCCTGGTAGTATGCCACAATGCCATCTGTCCTCACGTTGCCTTGAGATACCCAGTCATGACAGCACTCCATGATACCTTTCTGACTATGAACAGGGGATCCATCTGGGTTGAGCTCCGATCCAAATTTCTTTAGTAGGATAGCATAGACCCTAGCACGGGCATCCATACGGTCATCACTGTAGCGCCAGTCTTCGGACATAGTTGAGTAGCAACTGGTCATAATTGTATCACAACAGACATGAACTGTCAAGCTAAATAATAGAGTGGTAAAATTTAGATCAAATGAAAAAAGCAATTGCAGCTTTTGGAATGCTTCTGATGACATCACCTGCTATGGCTGGTGGACTTGTTACTAAACACTCTTCTAGTGTTCAACTTAACGTAGACGCAGCGCGTTCTACTGCCACGAGAATCGGTTCGAGCTTCAGTATTTCAGGTTCAAATATTGATACTACGGACGGTTCGACTGCCAACACAGTTTCTGCTGGTACTATCACCTCTGGTGTATATTCTCCAGGAACTATTGCAGCAACCCAAGACACTGCTGGTGCAGCATTTAGTTTCAGTCAGTCTTATACCCAAGGCGATGCAGTTCCAACTAGTGCAGCTACTGTAGGTGATATTCCTAACTTCGGTTCGGTTACTTCTTACACAGCTGGAACTGCTGGTTCACTAGCTGGTACTGTAACCAGTGCAGGTGTACTAACCGTAACCGCTGGTGGAGCTGGCACAAGTGCCGTGGGTCAATTTGTCTCCGAGGTCACTGTAATTGATTGAGGACGTTCGTAATGACGATTTCTGGATCGACTTATTGGAGTATTGCGACGAGTGCGGTGGTAATCCTGCTTACAGGTGCCACCGCCCAAGCAGTCCCCGTTGTCCCAAACTTCACACAGGGCTCAATGACGAGCCACACAGAGACAACACAGACAATAACCGAAACGATTAATAGCATGGATTATAGTACAGGATATCAATATTCTGCTACTGGATCTGGCGTAACTGCTAGTGGAAATCTTTCCCCTGGCACTTCTAGTAATTCTGTATCAATTGAAGGAGTGAATTCAACATGGACTGGCGTGGGATCAAAACCATCTTTCACACAAACGACACCAGGAGCAGCGTTCCAGTTTACGGAAACGTATTCGGGACCAGGACTCCAAAATCATACGATTATCCAAAGAACAACAGAGGTTACAAGCGTAACAGATACAACAAGTATCTTCTCGCAGTAATCGCTACTCTAACTTGTTCACCAGTGAGTGCAGAAACGGTTGGGGGTGTGAGTGCGACAGCATCCCCAATCGCAAATAGCTCTGGCTCGGTGACTAATCAGGCTATTCAGGTATTACAAGGTCCATATATTACCAACACTTATGGTGGTGGTATTCAATGTCAAGGACCCACTAGAAATTTTACTCCCTATGTAACAGGAACTGCGTCAGCTTCCAAACCTTGGGAACCATATTATGACGACCCTGTATATGATATCAGTGATAACAATGGTGCCTTCGATGACGATGGGAACGCAATTGGGGATGGAATTATTGATAATCCTGGCCGCATTCTTTTCCACAAAAAAACCAGAACAGGACAGAAAGATAACTACAGTCTAGGTCTTGGTTTCTCTATGACATGGAGTACACCAACAGATAAAAACCTGCAGGATCTATGTAAGAAAGCAGCGACAACACAGATCGAATTGAATCAACAACTCGCTGCCAATAAGAGATTAGATTTTGAGATCGCGAGACTCAAAAATTGTGGACAGTTATTAAAGGAGGGAATTCGCTTCGCTCCTGGTACTAGGTACGCCAAAGTATGTGAGGATGTGCAAGTATCTGGTGTGAACTTCATGGTTCCACACGTACACAAGATCCCTTCTACTTCTTCGTCTTCGCCTTCACAGCGCGAAGCTTTGCAATCGCTTGATTCCGATCCCGCTGCTCTGCTTGGCGCTCCTTTACAGACAAGACCTTCATTTGTTTCCCCCTGATTGCAGCAACCTTCTTCAAGACTTTCTTCACTGTGGGTTTAATAACCTTCAGTAAGATGTCAGCAAATGGTTTAGCAATCAGTGCAGATGTAGTAGCAACAACAGCAATACCTCCAGTGGTGATAACAACACTCGCTGGGGGTATTCCATTTATGGCTTGCTCAATGATGGGTACATCTCTTACTTCTCTGATACATTGAGTGCCAACTAATTTATATCCAGTGACTTCTTTCCTACCACTATCAAAGATGTGCCCGACAGGTTCTTCTGCCGCCTGTTTCTTTGTGGGACACTCTATCTTTGGTACTTTGTTATTTGTTTCTGGTGTTTTCTTTGGTGTCGCTGCTGGTTCTGGTGTCTTCTGCTCTGGCGGACTGCCAATAGGTGGCACTGGAGTCTCACGCTCAAGCTTTAACTTGCTTCTATTATAATCCATAGGATTAAACGATGGTGTGCCTGCATCACAGTACACCTTTACACCTTTCGGATCGTCAATCTCTAATTGATTGTTGTCATCACGTTCGTGTGCCTCTACACATCCAGGCATGTCCACAACAGGGACACCAATCATATTGGTAACTGGATAGATAGGAGGAACACTAGGGATTCGTGCCTCTGGAGCAGTCCAAATGTTAATTGGACCGATGTCAAGGTCACGAATCCTAATGCTATCTGTTGTAATCTGTGGGATATCCATCAGGGTAGAGGGATAGCACCACCTGTTGCACTTGGAAGTTTCTCTACTTCAGGCATTGCTTTGTCTACAATACCAGGCAGTGCTTTAGTCACTGCATCGGTCGCTGCCTTCGAGACCTTCTCGATAGCACGTTCAGTAATCGAATCTCTATTCAAGTACACATATCCAGTGGTTCCTACTACCGTCAGGGATACTAGTCCTGATAGTAGTGCCACTACGTTAATCACCTTTTGCATCTTTCTTTTCCTCACTTTTTTTATCTTTATCTTCGTCTTTCTTTTTAGACGCTTGGACTCCGAACGTAGCTAAAGTCGTTGTGAAGACGCTGGCTATAAATGTCGGATCGATTTGTCGTTGTGGAATGCCAGGAACAGTTACATAATTAAGTGTAAGAATTGCTGCCGACCACCCAAGAATAATAACACGCACCAATGCAGACAGACCTTCGTCTGCCCATTCAAACTTTTCCTTCTTTTCTGGCGCTTCCTTTACAGGAGTTTCTGCCATGTCTGGAATAGTTGAGGCACTTTTATTTAGTCTGCAAGGTAACCATTTTCTTTTAGCCATTGCCCTGTCAGTGGTGTGGGTGGATACACTTTCCACATCTCACCAGTAGCACAGGCATCCAATGCTTTAGCAGTCATACCTTCAGTGCGACCTGCCCAGGATGCTTCTGCTTCCCAAGGCACTGCATTTTTAGGATAGGTACGTTCAGCAAGTGTACGCCAGATTGTAGGAACTGCCTCTTCTGGTTTGATGATAGCGATCATACTATTCTTGATAGTACCTGCCATGCAATCCTGTGCAGCGTGCCACCCTTCATGTCTAGTGACACTCATAAGTGTGCTTTGACGATGCATGAAAGCATCATTCAAAAAGAAGTTATTACCTACAGTATGATAGACACCTCGGTGTCCTGGTGGAAAGTATTTTGTATCTGCTAGAAAGACCCCAACTCCGACCCTATTAAAAGAGGCGATGATGTCATTAAATTCACGAGCAACAGACCCATAATCACTATCGGGATAGCGATCGATAATATCTTGAATACTCGTGACTCGTTTAACATTGTCGGTACACTCTAGTAGCATCATGCATCCCATAGAATCCATAGTGTGGTAACCTTTGGTGGGTTCCGCTGCTACGGGCACAGTCATACCATGTGCTGCTCCGAGGAGCAGACCTGACAAAATATACTTAAACATAATATACCTCAATGATTTTTATTTATCTTCGTTGTACCAGAAGTCTTCCCAGTCTTCTTCTGTAGCTTCGTAGATAGGGCAAGGTTCTTCCATAAGGAGATCAACTTTTGCTCTTACCATTCTAGCACGAAGCTTTCTTTCTTGCTCTTCAGTTAGAATACTCATTGAGGATGTCTAGCATACGGTTCAACATGTGATCAGCACCTGAACGCCAATCATCATTCTTGTGGTCATATTTTCCATCACCGATCTCTTTTTTTAATTTGAGAACGTGATGCAGTGCATCAACCTTGAGCAATCTTCCTCTTGGCATAATTAAAAACCACAATGAAATATTTATTTGTTGTTCTCGAAGAGACCAATGAAATATTCAGCATCCACCACAATCAATGGTTTCTTTCTGTTCTTCTTCATGACTACAATAGGTTCATAGTCACCAGAATTTTCACATGCCTGTTCGTATGCGTCCCAAACATTGAGACGCTCAACGTTCTTACATTCTATCGAGTGAGGGAACTTTTGTCTAGCTGCTCGTGCCATAATGAGATCTTCACCACCAGCACCCATGCTACGAGACTCAATGTCCTCTGGATGAACATCTAACATCTCAATCAGTTTCTCTCGAACCCACTTCTGTAAGTTCCTACCCTTTGCCTTTGCACTACTAGTTTTCATAACCACGGATCTGGTATTTGTAACGCATTGCTTGGAGGAACCATGCGTCCGTCAGACACTTCGGACCCTCCATGATGATCTTCGCTTGCTTGTCGGTCACACTCGGATCCGAGAGTGCTCTCCTTTTCCATTCGGGAAGTTCTTTTGTCATGTAACCACCTGTAAAATATATTCATATCTCTGATTGATTCTCCCAGAATCCAGGGATGTTCTCACCACGCAAGAACTTACCCCAGTTAACAGTATTATAATCAATACTATTGTCCCAACAGAACTTCTGCATGACTCGCATCAACTCTTCTTCATTCAGCCTAGTCCACCAGTAGATCGTATACTGTTCATTACGATCAATTTGTTTCATGGTTTCCAGATATTGCTGGATTGCCCTAGGTTGTTTTGGATCTGCCTGCATCGGTTGAGGCAAGGGAGTGTCAGGATTCATAATGGTATAAGCGTGTTGTCATCATCATCTGTGAAGATGGTAGTCAGTTGAGTAAGATCAAAAGCAATCGTAATTCTAGGAGTGTCCTGTTGATTAACTGTAGTATAGTGAGGAAGATAGTTAGGGAATAGTGTCAGTTTACCTGGCACATTTTCTGCTTCATAGTTCCTACCAATATCATCATACGGATGAGTATAGATAGTCTTGGTGTCTACAGCAGCAACAGTTAAATGTCCTCCCAAGTATGTATGTGGGTGGACAGAGTGCCAATGTTTTTTGATCCTCTCTCCCTTCCTCAACACGTTTGCCCAGCATCTAATACGTACCCTAGGCACAGGTTTGAATACACCAAAAATACTTTGGTAGTATTGTTTGTGAAACTTTTTAATCTCCTGATGTAACTGATCTGTAGCAGGAAACCCCCAGGTCAAGACATTGAAATGCCTGAACCTAGAGGTAAGACTGTTAGGACCAAGACCAGTATTGCCATCACTGCTGGCAGGAAACTGATCTTTAATCTCTTTTTCTTTCTGTAGAATAATTTTAGTTAGTTCATCACAGTCAATATCAATTTGCTTTTCACCAATGGTGAAGTCCCATTGAGGTGCAAATGGTGACTGGGGCGGATCACTTTTGTGGTGAACCGCACACCATTCTTTTGTCATAGTTTAAATCCAGAAAATGTTTTTTCACCAACATCTTGCTTGAGACCACCAATAACATAGGACTCAACCTCTGTTTCCTGTGGTGCTACCTGCATAGTCTTGGAGTTCAACCAGTGCTCTGTCCAAGGAAGAGGATTGTTAGAGATAGGTTGACTAAAGACAGGCTTCATGTTGATAGACTTCATGCGACGATTCGCAACCCACTCAACATAATTCTTGAGCAGTTTGTCATTCAAACCAATCATGCTACCATCCCTGAACAGATACTCTGCCCAGTTCTTCTCTTCCTCTACACAGTCACGGAACATCTGGACAACGTTCTGCTCTTCTTCCTCAATGATCTTCAGCATGTCAGGGTCATCACCCTTCTGCCAGTTCTTAATCATGTTCATGGTGATGGTCATGTGCTGTGACTCATCACGAGCAATCAGACCAATGATCTTTGCATTGCCTTCCATGACTTTGAGTTCACCGAAAGCAAAGGAGCAAGCGAAAGAAACATAGAAACGAATACCCTCAAGGATGTACACGTTCATGACCGCACGATAGAGTCTACGCTTCAGGTCACGCAGTGTCCATTCAGCACTAGGAGAATCTTTCCAGTCTTCCTTCCACCAGTTACCAGTACCATACTCCTGTGCAGCATTGATGAAATCATCGTATGCCTTGGTGACACTAGCAGCACGTTCAATGATCTTCTCATCGTCGATGATAGTGTCAAGAACTTCCGTAGGATCTGGGTACACATTCTTAATGATGTATGTGTAGGAGCGACTATGAATCATCTCCATAGTCTGCCAGATGTTCATGGCACCCTCAAGCTCGGGTAGTGAGCAGTAAGGACTAAAAGCCATCCCAGGACCACGCCCTTGTACAGAATCCAGGAGGATCTGGTACTTAAGATTGGAGGTGAAGATGTGCTTCTGCTCTGGACGAAGCGTCTGGTAGTCAGCACGGTCTTTCTGAAGTGATACTTCTTCTGGTCTCCAGAAGTATCCCAGTTGCTGTTGAGTAAGTTTCTCAAAGATAGGATACTTGAATTGATCATAACGTTGTACTCCCAGAGGGGCACCAAAAAACATTGGTTGCTTCAATGCATTGACTGTATTGGTATTGAATACAGTCATGCCGTCTACAGATTTCTTTGGCATATCGTCGTTGACTCTAAATTTTGCAACTGTCACAATCTTCTTCCTCGGTTTCTAGAATTTGGGTAAGCAGGTCTTCGATGCTCTGTTTCTTCTCTTCTTCTTTGTCGTCGTCTTCTTTTACATCATAGGTGTTTTGATAGTATGAAGTTTTCCAACCGTACTTGTATGTAGTCAAGAAATCCTGTGCCATGACCGAAACTGGGATCTCATTGTTGGGGTAATTCAGTGGATTGTAGCTCCAGTTACCAGAAATTGCCTGGTCAAAGAACTTCTGCATCACAGCAACAATATTAATATACCCAGTGTTGTTAGGCATATCCCACAGAAGGGTATAATTGTTCTTAAGAGTCTGGTATTGCGGTACGATCTGTTTAAGCGGTCCCTTCTTGCTCTTCTTAACGGACAGATACCCTCTAGGTGGCTCGATTCCATTTGTTGCGTTTGACACAACGGAACTGCTCTCTGATGGCATCTGTGCGGACAGTGTTGAGTGCCGTAGACCGTGGGTGGTGATAGATGTTCTAAGAGATTCCCAATCATGCTTCAACTCTGTTCCACAGAACTCGTCGATGTCACGCTTGTAAGTGTCGATTGGGAGGATACCGTCTGCATACTTGGTTCTATCAAAATATCCACACTTGCCCTTCTCTTGAGCGATGGTGTTACTTGACTTGAGCAAGTAATATTGGAAAGATTCAGACAAGTCGTGGACGAGTTTCCATGCTGCTGGGTCATCGTAGTGTTCTCCATGCTTTGCTAGGTAATGTGCTAAACCGATATAACCAATACCAAGAGACCTACGGTTCTTAGTGCTCAATTCTGCTGCTGCGACTGGATACTCCTGATAGTCCACCAACTCCTCAAGACCACG